CCGAGCCATCACCAGATACGAATGGATAAAACTTTAATATCTGTTCACACGCGGTATGCATGTGCTCGGCCGTCTCCACATAACCCTTATTAAAGAAAAGGTTTGCGGTCTCGGACCAAGAAATAATGTTCGAAGCTAGCTGCCTGTTCTTAGGACGCGGTGATCTAACGTAAACAGGGGTTACCTGTCGTCCGCTATAAGCGTCAACTCCACACGACTCTCGAAAGCTTCCGCTAACAAAAGTTTTTGTAGAGTTTACCTTACAATTGTACTTGCGTAGGTAATCAAGAACAGTACCTGCGTCATCTGTTGGGACGATTATATCGTCACCGTAGACGTGAATCCATTCCCCAACCAACTTTAGATTGGAGTTTGTTAATGAGAGGTTGCGGCTCTCCAGTAAGGCCATTACACATATAGTGTAAAAGTACATGGCCTCAACTGGAAAGCACAACGCGCTTCCCATAGATGCAAATTTCCGCAATGGGCCGATAACGGTTCCATCAGGGAGCTCTGCATACCTTGACCGACATGCATCGATTAGACCCAATAAATCAGGGTCAGCACGAAACATCGCCAGAGCAAGATCGCGCGGAACGCGGTCACTCGCATCTGACAAATCAATCGTTGCTAATTGACCATCGATCGAGGAGGAAACAGCCAACACCTGATTTATAGTTTGGTCACGAAAGTTAATGTGACCAGCTGTCAGGTCGTACCGCTCAATAGCGTCATACAAGACGTTTCGAACAGTTTGTTGAGCGTACTGCATACAGCACGGCTCTATGGCTATAACCCTTGGACCTTTGAGAGTCTTGGGGACGGTGACAACCCTTACGGGTTGCTCATCGACCTCTGGCACAAGCGAAACTACCTCGACTTCCTCAGAACCCATAGCGCTGATAGAAAATGCGTTGTGGTAAAGAGGGAAATAATTGTCGAGACGTTCGTGCCACCTTCGCCAAGCGTACTTCCGATTTCCGGAAATGCGGTCAGCGGTTGCACCGGGACCATGTGATGGTATGAACTCATTACGGTAAAGACCGAAAATGAGATTGTCCCACAACATAGAAGAAGTATCAAGAAATTTCGATACATCCTCGGTCGGCACTGAAGACACACCAAAGGCGCGCTCAATTTCGACGAAGTTTGCGATAACTTGCGACACCCGCGAGGGCGTACATTCAAGCTCCACTTTCTTGAAAGCAAGACAGATTTGTCTAAGACTGTCAAGATAAGCGGCGTGATCGCAATAATCAATTGTAGATTCGTCATAAATTCTCCCATTCTCTCTGTCGAACACACGACCGAGCATACCTTGTAAAAACACAGGGATTGCTCCATGTAACGGGAAACCCCGAAACCATGTTGGGTCAATGTAACCAACTGTTAAGCATCTTTCAACGCTTTTGCAGAAGGTTGGTAGGGTGATCGTTAAAAATGATACACCTTCATGTTCGACACGTGATCTGATAGTTTTAAGATCACGTAAATCAGAGACATCAGCAGGACATTGGGCACATGCATCTCTATAGATACAATATGCCAACTCAAGGTAATCACTTACGTTGCTTTTCAAGGGTCCTCCGAACTAGGAGGTAACCTTCAAGCCACGAGGTCTACCAGAGAGTGCGGAACAACGTTCCACACCATTAGTCACACCAATGAATTTGCCACGGGTTGAGGCCCTCTAATTGGGGCCCTTTATCCCAGGTGGAATCGCCGATCGTTGGCTCTGTAATTCTTTGAGCCAAACAACGAGCAGTTCGATCAGTGCAGGAAGACTAACCTGAAAGGCTAGCCAACCTATATCTGCGAGCTTACTCTGAACGGTGCGGGACATGGGTATGCCCCTCGGGACGTCAAAGTCCTTAATTTCCATCGTTTTATCCTCCTTTGGTTGGTTTCTTATGTTTCCAACCCAAAGATTTTGGCAAAGGCAGCGTTACTCGAACCCGTCATTGAGCCGAATAGGCACAATCCCAGGTCGAGCACTTGTTGTTGCGTGAACCCCGTGAGGGGACGATCGTTGACTAGATACCATGCCTGATTCTCGAGAACGAGATCGGCGTTGACATCCAGAAACTGATCAATTCTCGCCATTGAGCGAACTCGAAGTTTGCTCATCTGATGAGATAACGTATACAGCAAACTCCCATCCGCTTTCCGATACAGGGACTTAGTCCCTATATTAGAAGTACGCGGAAGGGTTTGAGCTACGGTAGCCAGTGTGACATTTGGAAGTGGATCGGTAAACATCGTGGTTGATCTCCTAAAGTTAAGGGAGTTAAATCGCGACAGTCCCCCGCTTTCCCAACACGAGTTACATACTAAGGTCACGATGCAAGCTGAGAAACTAGGGTCTCAAAAGTATCGTGTAATGTTAACATTACGCGATAGACCCAAAGCTCCCAGTATTGTCCACTGACGAGCAGTTAAATCTTTGCTCGTCAAGAAAAATCCGTATGGACTATCTGCACTACGTCGTTGTTTGGACTCTATAAGTCTGGTCCATTCGAACGACGCTGCGCCGCTCCAGAAATTGAGCAAATGAATTGACTTTATTAACGTCAATTCATGGCGCATAACGTACATATACCTAGACACAACTCCATCGAGGCCCTGCGCAACTGCCTGATCAATTAGATCTCCAGTTTGCGTAAACCAATCGATAAGCCATGTCCAGGGTACCACCTTATACAACGTCGATGGATTGACACGCATACCGTAGATTGTCATCAAACGATCTGCCTTCGCCCAGGCCGTATTATACGAGCTGAGCGAGCTGTCAAATTCTGGACGATAAAACTTGAAGGATCCTTCTCCCCAAACCGTCGATACTACTTGACGATAAAGGTCATTGTATCCAACACAGTTCACGCCGTCCACAACGAATTGCTTGCCAATTGAAGCTGCAGCCACGGGTTCACACCCGATCGTGTAGTTTCTTACGCCAAGCCTACTCGTCGTATCGTCGTTCTTCAGGACCACTCTCCTCTTCACCCAGGTGTTGTTAGCAGACGTAATGTCGGCTTCGTATTGTCTGGAAAAGATGACAGCATCCGATATTTTGGATATGTCACCTATGAAGGGCACCCAGCCGAACTGGTGATTAAGGAATTCATCAGCAACCCGTTTGGGGCTCATGAATGGTGTATGCGTATGGCCACCAAGGCCTTTCCACAGATCGTGGAAACCTTGGGCAGTCTGTCGCAACATCCGCGGCGCGTCCCTCAATTCATACAAGAATTGGAACATGTCGCCCTTACTAAGTTTAGGCCTAAGCCGAGCATAGGCCTGTGGTCCGTACTCATCAACCGAGGGAACAAAGGGATGCCCAATAATTCCAGCACCACCTCCAGTATTATACATGGATTGTGATGTAGGATCAGAGAGCATTGAAGGGTTATAAAATCCTCCTACGTACTCCCACCAAGAGTTAGCCCCGAAACCGGGGTTGCCCTTAGTGGTGTAGGTACTTATTCCCCTAGCCTCTAAGCCGCGTGTCACGCATTTGATGTTCAGAAAAGGTCCACCCCCAGAGAAAGAAGAGCGTGAGCCATGACCAACAACTTTGTTGATCGAGTCCCACGTATACTCAACTAACCGAGAGGGTGTACTTCCAGTAAGAAACACAGGTGTGTGCTCCGTCCTGACACCGTTAGAGTACTTATTAATGAACCCCACGGGCTTGGTAAGGTCGTTAGGCCTACCAAGTAAGTTAATCCTTTGTCTGAAACGTGACATAGGTGACGTGTATGGTGATCTGGTCCTAGGAAGGTTTCGTTGGCGACGCCATTTTAAGTCGCTCAGCTTTTGCCTTTCGATTTTGCGATTGGTAAGCCGAACAAGCCAGTTCAGTTTATACGATCCCAATGAACTAGACTCCTCCAAAGCATAAAACGCTTGGAGTTCCTTAACACTCATAGCCTGAAGACGTTTCTTCAGAGCAAGCCATGCAGCTCTTTTGGCTGCACGTCTTTGTTCAAATGTTGGCATCACATTCCTCCATACGAAAAGTAAGTGTCCATTGCTGAACACTCTAGGCCCCCCCG